GGGCTTGTGGTTGAGAAGCGACGGAAGGCACGTACCGCCACAGGTGTCATCGGATACCGCCGCAGCGGAACCAACAAAAGCACCATGGGGTTCCATGCTCATTGGATCGAAGAGGGCGTAAAGGACCGCTACCCGAAGGGCAAGGCGTTCAAGGTTTCCATGGACAGGATCAAGCGTCCAAGCATTACTGGGAACGCCGATGGTTTCGCCTATCTGTCTGGCGTCAAAGGCTTCCCAGGCAGTGGCAAGTTTCGGGCGTGGGCGGACGCCAACCTGCCCCAGATACGCGACAGGCTGCAGGAAGTGTTAGGCAGTTACGTCGACAAAGCAATCGCGGAGCACGAGCGCCGCCAAATCCGAAAGATTGGCAAATGAGCTCCACCCCGGTCGATACCGCGATTGTGACCCTGCTGAAAAACTCAGCGGACGTTGCCGCCATCGTCAGCACAAGGATCTACGCGACGCAGGCCCCGCAGGGAGTGGCTCTGCCGGTCATCGTCTACGTCCGCGAGGACGGGCAACGAGGCACGTTCATGCACATGAGAGGGTCGACAGGGTACGTGCGTGCGACCTACACGGTTTCTTGCTTGGCCAGCACGCTTTCGACCTGCCGAAACCTCGCGCGTGCCGCTCGGCGGGCTCTACAATTTGCCAGTAGTTCGGCGATTCGGCTGGCTCGGGTCGTGAGCGACCAAGACCTGCAGGAGTCGCCTGCCCAGGGCGAGCAGTTGCCCACGTATCGCACGGATTTGTCGGTCGAAGTCACGTACGTAGAAACGGTCTAGGAGCACAAACGCCATGGCAGTCGACATTGGACAGGGCACATTCATCAATTTTAGCGGCGTTCTCGGCAGCGCTGCCACCGGGGTCTACAAGCTCACAGGGCTGTCGTGGTCTGGCATTGAGCGGGCGGTGGCTGACGCCACGCACATGCTCACCAGCGGCGGCAAGGAATACGTCGCCAGCGAGGTCTACGACCCCGGCGAGGTATCGGCCGAGGTGCTCTTCGACCCGTCCGTGAAGCCGTGGACGGCTCTCACGAACGTCGCGACGACGCAAGCCGTTGAGGTGCGGTTCGCCGCTGGTGGCACCACGACGGTGGTGTGGAGTGCCTACGGGTACGTCACCGGCTTTGAGGCCGGCAGCCAGATGGAAGACATGCAGACCGGCACGGTGACGATCAAGCTGTCCGGTTCTGTGACTTGATGATGCAAGGAGGCGCGGACGATGGCCCTGACTCGCGACGAGATCAAGGCGAAGCGTGGCGTATTGCCGCGTGAGCCCCTAGACGTGCCAGCACTGGGCGGCACCGTCTACGTGTCCAAGATGAACGCCAAGGCTCGCGACCACTTCGAGCAGATGGTCACGGGCGGCAAGGTTGGCGGCGTCAACCTCGACAACGTACGGGCCAAGTTCGTCGTGCTTGTGACGACCGACGAGGCCGGCAAGCCGCTGTTCACGATGGACGACGCCGATTGGCTCGGCGAGCTCGACACCGAGGCGGTGCAGGCGATCGTCGACAAGGGATTCGCCATGAACGGCATCGGCGTCAATGCTGTCGAGGAAGCGGCAAAAAACTAGAGGGGCGACCTGTGATGCTGTTCCTGCACAGGCTCGCCCTCAAGCTCGGCATATGGGACGTGCCCGCCCTGGCTGCCGCCATGCCCGTCGACGTTCTGTACGGCTGGATGGGGTACTACCAGCTTGAGCCGTGGGGCGACGAATGGCTGCGGAGCGCCGTCAGCTTCGCCCAGTTTCAAAACGCCCACCGCGGCAAGAACAAAAAGGCGTCCAAGCCGGAAGACTTCATGCCGGTCGACAAGCGACAGCAGACGCCCGAGCAGATGCTGGCTGTGCTCCAGAGCATTCCGAGGTGACGCATGGCTAAAGGCAATTTTGGACGCGTCAACGTCAGCATTACCGCAAGCACTGGCGGGCTGACTTCGGGGCTTGCTACTGCTGGAAAGCAACTAGCAGGCTTTCGGTCTTCAGTCACTGGCTCATCTTCAATGATGTCTGCGTTCAACGCCAACGTTGAGGAAGCAGGCTTTTTGTTGCCAGACGTAGGAGGTTTGATTGGAGGCATCGCGGCAGCTCTGCTCGGGCTTTCTCGTGGTGCATCTATCGCCACGTTTGGCGTTCGCGTTCTGACTGCTGCCATAAAGTCTTTGCTGTTGCCGCTCGGGTTGGTGGCCTTAGTCACAGCGCCGTTCATGGCTTTTTCCAACGCCGCAGAATCACTCGATGCGGCAAGCAAGTCGGCGTCCCGTCTGGGCATGTCGGTTAGCACGTTCCAGACGCTGTCACAGGTCGCAGACGAAGCCGGCGTCAGCGTTGAGCAGATGACCGGCATGATGACCAGGCTGGGCATTCGCGTTACAGAGGCGAGCCGCGGCAACAAGGCGGCGCAGGACTCGCTTTCTCGGCTTGGGCTGACGTTTGCCCAACTGCAAGGCCAAAGCCCGCAGCGGCAGTTTGAAATGATCGGTCAGCGGATCATGGCACTGCCAACTGCCGCGGAGCGATCCGCTGCTGCCGTTGCCATTTTCGGAAAGTCCGGCGCGCAAGCCATGGGGCTGATTGCCGCGGCATCGACTGGTGCGATTTCCGAAGTAGAAAAGCTGCGGGACAGGTTGGGCGCAAACATGACCGACCAGCAGACGGCTGGCATTGAGATCATGAACGACGCCTTGTCGCGTCTCTCATTGCCGCTCGAAGGCTTTATCAATCAGTTCGTCGCCGGGCTCGCGCCGGCCATCACCACCGTCTCGCGTCTTTTCGTGCAGTTCTTCGCAGAGAACACGTCAGGGTTCAATGTCGCCAAGGCTATGGCTGACGGGCTGGTGTTCAGCCTGCGTATGGTGGTCGGTGCCGCGACGCTGCTGACCGGCGTTTTTCAGGTGTTTATGGCGCTAGGCTCGAGGATCGGGCAAATCTTCAACGAAGCCTTTGCAATTATTCTGCGTGGCGTGGCCCGCGTGATGAAGTCCATGGCCACGCTGGCAGAGGCTGCGGGCTTTGATGGGCTCGCCGCGAGTCTTGCCGAGGGCAGCCAGGGGGCGCGCGAGCTTGCCGCCGGTGCCGCAAACATGGGTCGCATGTACGGCGAGCAGGCTGGCCAGACGTTCGCCCAAGCTGCCGAGAACATGGGCAACCCATTCGGTGCGTTTGACTCTGAGTTTGCGAACGCTCAGCGCGAGGCGGCGGCCACCGTAGCGAAAGACATCGCACAGACCGGGCCCACTGCAGCCAAGGCAGTCTCCGATGCAGTCAAGGTTTCCATGCAGGAGCTTAAAGCCTTGGTGGCCGGCACGTCCGGCGGCGAGTCGTTTCGCAACTCCATCCTGCGCGGATCCGACCCGCGGCTCTCTGACGACGCCCCAGCAAAGAAAACTGCAGACAACACTGAGCGGACGGCCGACGGCGTCGAAGACCTGCCGGACGCCTTGGCGGCGTCCCTCGGCCAGCAGTTCGGCCTGGCCTCACTTATGGCGTGACCAATGGCAATCACAGACGTAGTCATTCTGTACGAGGACGCGGTCGAAGAGGCGAAGGCCGACAAGGGCAAAGTGCGCCGGTCCGGCCAGCGAGTCTTGCTCGCGAAGACGGATACCAAGAACCCAAGCTTTACCGACGTTGCCGAAAGCACGGCCGCGTGGCCCGGCCTGGGCAACGAAAAGATTCCACAGATCAACGATGAATTTCTGTTCGGGGCGTACAAGCTTTACGTGGCCAGCCGTCGGTTTTCTTGGTTTAAGGGAACGGAGCGCGGCGTACAGATCGACGTGCGGTACGAAGGCGTTGACGAAGAAGCAAACCAAGAGGACCAGCCAGGCGAGGAGCCCAGCACTTGGAAGCGTATCTCAATTAGTTCCTCACAGGTGACAGTCCCGGCGAACGAGTCGCGCGACGTGGAAGGCATCAACCCGAAGCCCATCACGAACTCCGCGGGCGACCCGGTCGACGGGCTCGAGGAAGAGACCGCCATTGCGGTCATGAAGTACACGAACAGCTACGCCCTGGACCCGAACCTGCCGGGCTTCTATGACTGGCTCAACACCGTAAACCAGAGTCCCTTTCTCGGTGCGGCAAAGAACACGCTACGGATGACCGGGTTCACGGCGGACTTTGACGACGCGACGCAGCTTTGGAGCGTCACGGTGGAACTCACCTACAACCCGAAGCAGTGGAGAATCGGCTACTACGACGCCGGCTTTAACGAACTGGTGAGCGGCGAGCGTGTCGTCATCAAGGACAAGGCCGGCAACCCAGTTTCCAGCCCGGTGCCGCTCGACAACACAGGACAGGCTAAACCTGTCGGGCAGGAACCGGACCTGCTCTACGTCTACCCGTACGAACAGAAGAACTTTTCCAACCTACTTGCGGACTTGAGGATCTAGCATGGCCAACGAAATCAAAGTTTCCGTCTCGCTGAACCTGTCGAATGGCAACCTCGAGGAGCGGTTCTCGGAGTCGAAGCAGATCGACCAGGCGAAGGGGCTGACCGTCGGCGGCGTCGTCGAGGTTGGAACAGCTGTTACAACGCTGTCACTTGGGGCCCTCACAACCGCCGGATACGCCGCCTTCCGGCACATCGCGACGGCGACGGCCGGCACGCAGTACGTGCGGATCGGCCACTACGACGGCACGACCCTGCAGGGCTTCGCCAGGCTGCAGCGGAACGACGTCGCGGGCCCGCTGCGGCTGGACAAGAGCATCACGATTGGACTGTCTGGCGTGACCGCTGCCAGCCACACGGCGGCCCAGCCGGTGCAGTACGTCATTCTCAGCGAGTAGCCCATGGCGTCGATCTACGGCTTTTCCAGTGACGACGCCAAACGCATAGGGGCTGCTGTCCGTGCGGTCGAGGGCAACAAGATCAACCGGTCTGCCGGCGGACAGGAGTTCTCCGGCTCCAATCCTGGCGTCAGGCTGCTGCTGGCGAGGTACGACAGCACTTGCAGCTGGAGTAAGGGCACTACCGCTGTCGTGACAATTCACGGCGGAGATGTCATTGCGTCAGTCGCAACGGTAGTTGCAAGAAATCAATTCGTTTCCATGTCGACCCACACGGCATGCACGCAACGATGGGTCGCGCTCGGAAACAACGGATTTGGATGGTACGTCGTCAATCACGAAAACGCGTGCAACGCTACGTGCCGCAGCGAGGTAGGCAACGTCGATTTCACCGTGGTGCCTAACTACGCGGCGACTGCCACGCAGTTGCTCGGGCACGACTCGAGCGGCTGCATTAAGTGGTTTAACACCACTACCTGCGCGACAGCTTCATGACGCAAATATTCGTAAAGGGCGACACGTTCGTCCTCTTAAACGAGCTAGTGCGTGTCGACGTTGCGTGCTGCGGTGAATGCTGCGGTGGCGTATGGCGAACCTCCGTAGGCGAATGCTGCGGCGGCGAATGGATCAACGACGACGGCACGGTGGAGGGCCGCGAAGGAACATGGGTGTGCTGCCCAGATTCAAACGGCGTCGCGACGGTTGGCGTCCTGACGGCCGCTGACCCAGGCTGTGTGGGGGGGTTTTCGCGATGCTGCACTGATGGCGAGTGCAGTGATGCGTCCCCCGAAGAATGTCTCGGCGAGGTGTTGTCTGGATCGTGCGCCAACTTCGGCTGCCCGAAATCGTGTTGCTCCGAGAACGTAGATGGTCTGGTTTCCTGCGAGACAGTAGACGAGATGCTTTGCGTGTCGCCTCGCCTGGTCGATGAAGAGCCGTGCGAGTCCGCTTGCAAAGGCGCGTGCTGCATCGATGGAGAGTTGGTCGAGGGCTCGCCCAAAACGCAGTCAGAGTGCGAAGAGCTTGGCGGAGCGTTTCAAGGCATCGGAACAACCTCTTGCGTGGAGTGCGACTGCCGTGAGCCGTTCGACTGCGACTGCTGCGAAGAAGTGGAAAGCAAGGGGGCTGGCCTGACGTTTTACCAGCCTAGACGCAAGCGTAAGAGCCCGTGGTCGGAGGGCACCTTCCGCGTTACTGCGACGGTGACTACAGCCTCGCCAGTGCTCGTTCACGGAGTGCTCGTCGAGCCGAACAGCAACTGCAACCCAACTGATGTCGAGTTTCTGCTGTGCTGGGAATCGTTCAACGTGGAGCCCGTGCCGTGCGGCTCAAATTTCTCGCAGCTGAAAATCAAGGTTTGCTGGGAAGACCAAGCCGTCACTGCAGAAGCGTTGACTTTTTCTGGCTGCAACAACATCACAATCACGCTCGGGTTTTGCGTTGATTCATGCGTGACGACCATGACCTATGTGGAAGCTGGCCACACGAGCAACGCCGTAATTCAGCTTCGCGGTGATGCCGTAATAGAGGCTAACGGCACAGGCCCGCTCGTGCTAACGTCGAACATCACGCACGCCGGAAGCTGCGACCGCAAGCTGACGCTGTCAGGCACTAGCACCCAAGCAAACGAAATTTCAGGTGTCATTCAGGACTCATCGTCCGGCCTGTCTGTGGTGAAGACTGGCACTGGCCTGTGGAGACTTAGCGGGGCCAATGCGTTTACGGGCCAGCTCAAAGTCGAAACGGGGACGCTAGTAGTGGCTGATGATGTTGGTGCCTCCGGGGCCAGCCCGATCGGGGATGTCTCCGGTTCATCCAGCATGCCGCTGATCGGAACATCTACTTCAGGTGCGAACTTTTTTTTGGATAACGTCACCATGAGCCGCGGGGCGTGGACCGTTGCCGCTGGGAGTGGGACTGTTGCTATTGGGGGAATCGGGACTGGGACAGCCATCTTTGCCACGTCATACACCACCCGCCTTGGGCGAGATGTGACGCTCCAGGCTGGCTCTGGTGGGACTGCGAGGTTCGGCAACACTTGGCAGGACACCTTGGGTGGGTCCAACCCTGCGGTTGCATTTACCATCGGTTCTGCGGGGAACGATGGGACGGTGGTATTGGAGAGTGACCTTCCAACCTCCATTACATCCCTGACCCTGGTCACGGGCACGCTGAAGCCAGACTTCAACGACCGCATCGCCCCCACTACTCCGGTCACCATTCAACTGGCGACCTACGACCGGGATGGGTTTGACCAGTCCATCGATTCTCTGACCGTCACCGGCATTGCCACGTTTGCCGGCAGCGGAACAACCACCGTCAACAATTCCCTCTCTGGTTCAGGCAGCATCGTCAACTCCGCCGGGACGCTGCAAATCGACGGTACGAATACGATGACCGGCAGCGTTTCCATCA